GCTATGGGCCAAGAACCAAAATTAACTTATCAAGATATGACAGCTTTAAGGTCAGAAATTGGTGGTATGTTAAAAGGTAATTTTGTAATTGGCACATCTCCAAATATAGCAGATTTAAAAAGAATTTATGGTGCATTAAGCGATGATATGGTTGCTGCCGCAGATTCATTGGGTGGAGATGTAGCAGCATTATCATCATTTACAAACACATATTACAAAACTGGCAAAGATTTTATAGACAAAGAAATCAACCCGCTAATTACAAGATCTGGCAAAGAATTTTTACCGCCAGAAATAGCTTATGATAAGGTTATGAATGGTTTACAAAGAACTCCATCTCAAACAAATCAATTTCTTGCAAAAATATTTAACACTCAACTTGGTAACGAAAATCAATTAAAACTTTTGGGAGAAAAACAATTTTTTGATTTAACAAGAAATGTTGATGATTTTTATGGACCAGCTCAAACAATCAAAAATTTAAACAAATTACAAAAGGGAACTGGCGAACTACCAATAACAATTCAAAAATTAGGTAGTTCAGTTGATGACATAAAAACAATTTCTAAAGGCTTTAAAGAAGCTGGTAAGTCTGTCAATTTTTCTAACACAGCTTATTCAAATGCACACAATCAGCTTTATGGTGCTTTAGGTATAGGTTCAGGCATACTTACAGGAGATATTACAACAGGATTAAGTATAGCTGGAGCAAGTTATCTAACACCAAAAGGGTTTACATTTCTTTTAACAAATCCCGCTACAAAAGCATCTTTCAAAAATTGGGCAACTAAAGCAGATTTACCCATTGATGCAAAAATATCTGTTTTAACTGGCATTGGTTTTAGTGCGCCACAAGCACAAAGATTTATAAATGATGCCTATGTAGATCAATCATTACTACCGCCAGCCGTACCACAACAAGATACAACACCAGAGGCTTTGATACCCACACAATAAAATATTATGGCTCGCCAATCAGAGAGAATTGGTAGATCAGGAGAATATCTGGTAGCCTCAGTCATCTCTTTATTTTCTGACACAGTTACGGTTATGCCTCATGGCTCTAAAGCAGATATTCTTTTTGAAATTGATGGTAATGTCTATAAATGTCAAGTAAAAACACAATCACAGATAGAAATACATAGAAATAATTGGCGTTTTGATTTGCGTAGGGGTTCACACAGTAAAGACAGGAAATATAACAAAGGCGATATAGATGTATATGCTTTAGTTGCGCTTGAACCACAAAAAATATTCTTTATTAAGGAAACAACCAAATCTCAAATAACCGTAGATGATGAATTGTTGAGGGCAACAAACTCCCATGACAACTTTAAAAACTTAATTAAAGAGCTTTAATATCGAACTGAACTTTTTTGTCTGTATTATGTTTTATAGAATTTATGCCTAAAGATATTAAATATTCAGCTACCTTGTGTGGTCTTTTATCAACCTTAGCGCAAAACAAAATAAAATCTTTTTCTAAATGTTTATTTATATACACAGGCTTTCTTCCATTCCTCTCATCTAAAACAGGATCATAAAAGTCTTGTAAATTTTTCATGTAACACCTTACTTTTTAAGAGAAACTTCTACTGAATAATCTCCTATATCGTTACCCTCTTGGTCAACTCCGTAAACCATTTGTAATTCTAAATCTATAAAGTGTTTAGCTTTCATCAAATCAATCACTCTATTTTTTTTATCGCCTTTTGTTCTAGTTATATATTTCAAACAAGATCCTAAGTTATAAGACAAATTGTTTGCATATATATAGTCAATAGGCTGTATTACATTTTTTTTATAATGGTCGCCCTCTACTTGGTTGTTGGTTGCTAGTCTATCTATTGACTGATCCCATTCCTCATCAGATTTAAAGTTTGTATGTCCATATATAGTTTTATTCATAAGTTTCTCCGCTTTTTTATAATTTATACTACACATTTGAGTAATATAGTGTTATATTAACAAAAATTATTAATAAAAGGGAAGTTTTATGGAAATATCTGAAAAAAATTTTGATATATCTAATACCATAGGCGTTGATGAACTAGCAGAGAGATGGGGAGTCAGCAACAAAACAATTAACAATAGAAGATATAGAGGCCTTGGCCCTAGCTACTATAAGATTGGTGGCAAGATTAAATATGATCTTGAAGATGTAAAAAGAATGGAACAAGAATCTTATATTTCTGTAAATGGCACACGCGCTACTTAGTCCAAGTTCTGCAAAAATCTGGATGTCATGTCCAGGTATGCCTAAACTTGCGCAAAATGTTGAGTACAAAGTTGGTATTCCCGCAGCAACAGGAACATTGATTCACGAAATGGTTGAAACATTATTAAAGGGTAGATTAAATAATTTAAGTATTGAAGAGTATTATTTGAATACAACACATCAAGTAGAAGATTTTGAAATTACCGTAGATGCTGACATGGTTAAATGTGCAAAGGTTTATGTTGATTATATAGACCAAAGAATGAATGAGCTTGATGTTGCAAGACCACTAATAGAAGAAAAAGTTAATATGCCAGAAATACATGAGCAACTATGGGGTACTGCTGATTGCATATTAATTGGTAAAAATACATTAGAGATAGTCGATTTAAAATCTGGCAAATGGGCAGTTGAGCCAGACAATCCACAAATGCGTATTTATGCTCTAGGAGCTTTATCAAGGTATGGAGATGAAGATACAAAAGTTCAAATGACCATCGTGCAACCGAGAGGTTGGCATAAAGAGGGTTCTATCAGATCATACTACATTTCAGCTATTAACTTAGTTGAGTGGGGCTATGAAACCTTAAAACCAAGCGCTGAGGCTTGTTTCGAGGAAATACCTACATATAATTATAGCGAAGATGGTTGCCGTTGGTGCAACGCTAAAACTGTATGTGAAACTTATAAACAAAACCAAAAGGGAGAAAAAAATGGTTGATAAAAAAAATAATAAAGCTGAGGTCAACGAAGAACCAACAGTTAAGTTTTCTGAAAACGGAACAGAGTATAAAATCTCTGATATGTCAGATGAAGCTAGGACTTTGTTTGCTCGTTGGCAAGAAAAGAAAAATGTAAGAGATGAATTTGTTTTAAAAGCAAACAATGACATTGATGACCTTAATAGATTGATGGCTTCTTACGAAGCACAAATGAAACAATTATTGGAAGATCCAGAGGCCGTAAATGTCGTTAGCTAATATAAGACAAAAAGCAAAGTTAAAACCACCTATTATGGTTCTGTATGGACCTGGTGGAATCGGTAAAACATCTTTTGCTGCAACAATGAACAAACCAATTATTGTGCAAACAGAAGATGGTATAGGCAAAATAGAATGTCCACACTTTCCAATGGCTAAATCCTATGTAGAGTTTGAGAACAATCTTAAATCTTTAATAGAAGAAAAAAGTGAATTTAAAACAGTTGTCATAGACAGCTTGGATTGGCTTGAAACTTTATTACAAGAACATGTTTGTCAAGAAAACGGCTGGTCAGAAATAAGCAGTCCTGCTTATGGTAAAGGTTATGCAGTAGCATTAGAAACTTGGAAAGTTTATCTTAACTTATTAAATCAATTAAGAGACAAAGGTTTTACAGTCTTACAGATTGCACATAATGAGATAAGAAGATATGAAGATCCTAGTAATGAACCGCATGACAGACACCAAATTAAGCTACATAGAAAGGCTGCTGACTTGGTAATTGAGCATAGTGACGCCGTGTTTTTTGCTAATTATAAAATTGGCATGATACAAGTAAAAGGTAAGGGCGGCGGTATGACTACCAAACTAAAGCAAGGCGATAGAACTATCTTTACACAAGAAACACCTGGCTTTCAGGCTAAGAATAGATTTGCTCTTGACCCTGAAATGCCTTTTGAGTGGAAACTTATTAGGGAGGCTATGTTGAAATGAATGACAACAATGCTGAAACCTATAATGAACACGCTACTGATGATGAGCCACAATATGTTGATGGATATTGTACCTATTGTGGTTCAGAAGAGGACAAGTGTGTTGGATATAAATGTTGGATAAAATAAGGAGATAATAATGGATCTAACTAATTATGATGTAAATACCTCTGACAGTAAATCTATTGTCGAGCCAGGCAGACATACCCTTAACTGGATTGGAGAGGAAGAGGATTTGATAGAGGGTAGAAACGGTTGGCGTGGTTGTAAAATGTATTTTGAGGTTGATGGCTACGGTCTAAAACTAAATCATACTTTTACAGTAGGACATGACAATCCTAAATATGTTGATAGTGGTGTTAAATCAATGTTACTTATGGCACAAGCTATGGGTCTAAATGAACCACCTAAAGATACAACTAAAGCCTTTATGGGTAAAAGTGTATCTGCTGAGTTAGTCAAGGATGAGAATGGTTATCTAAAGATTAATGAAGATTGGGGTAAGACATGGCAGTCTGCTAATGCTAAGAGCGAACCTGAAACAGATGACATACAGGTTTCTCCATC